ACAGAAAAAGATATTACTGAATAAAAGATTATGAGTGATTTAAAAGAAAAACACCCGACCATACACCTTTATATTTATAAGGGAAAGAAAGGAATTAAAGGGGTGGCCAAAGGAGAAGACGGCAAAATTATAAACGACAACCACCGGGTCAGTACCTCCTTCTTTTATTTTTTTATCTAACTCAATCTTAGCGTTTTCTAAAGATGTTTTTTGGTCAGACAAATAAGCATCGTTAAATCTAAGTAAATATTCTGCATGTTTTTCGCCTTGATTCCTTTCTAATTTGAATCCTGTTTTAGATTGAGTAGACCCAATAACACCGTCCAAAATACGTTCTGCATTCTTGTTTGCTAAACCGTCCCATTCACCTTTAAGGACTGCAATCTTATCATCATAATGCGTAGTAACATTAGATGTGATAGCTGTTACTTGATCCGGTGTAAATTTTTGTTCTTCTATGAATTCTTTTGAAAACTCCATAATCTTTTATTTCGTCTGGTTAATATTAATTTTGTTTAGCTAATTCTGCGTCAATCTTTTCACGTATTGTTGCAACGTCCCATGAGTGGTACTCTTTTTTACCGAATAATTCCCGGTACTCCTCTCGGATCTCTTTGAGTTCAGGTGAAGCTTCAATTTTATGATCCTGTGCAACACCGTTTCCCGATATCAATGCATCAATTTTAGCCTCAAGTTCTGCAATCTTTTTTTGCTCAGGAGTTAGGTTTATATTGACCTTAGCTATCAGGGAATCTGCAACTTTCTTTTTAATCTCTTCCGAAACATCTTCATAGCTGTGCGACTCATAATTTCCGTTTGAATCCTTTTTTATTTTAGCAATTCCCAAAACATCAATCTTTATAATACCGCTTGGAATAACCTGTTTTAACCAGTTGTTCCATTCCATAGTATCAAGAGGGTGGTTGTCGTTTATAATTTTGCCGTCTTCTCCTTTGGCCACCCCTTTAATTCCTTTCTTTCCCTTATAAATATAAAGGTGTATGGTCGGGTGTTTTTCTTTTAAATCACTCATAATCTTTTATTCAGTAATATCTTTTTCTGTTTGTATTGTACTTTTGTTTATTATTTGCGTAATTAAATTATTTATTAATAACAGTTTCTCTGCTTCGGCTCCTTCTATCATTCTTGCAAATTCAAGTATGTCCCCAAACTCTGCTTCGAAAATACCTATCCAATGAGTAAACTGAGTCTGGTATTGGAAAGTAGTGTCCGTTAATATGTTTCTTGTTATTGCCTTATCAAAGTCTAAATCACTGGGATACGGAAGTAACTTGTTTAACAGTACCTCCTTGTCTGATTTATCTTTATCAAAGCGGTTCTCGGTCTGCGCCAGCTTTATAAGAATTTTCTGTCTTTCAATAGGGTTCGGGGCTTTATCGAAAAGTTCTAATAATTCCGGTTGCGTTGCCTGGAAAAACTTAGTTCCGTAATTAGCCTCATTGGTGGTTCTGTCGGGCCCGAATTCAAGACCTAACATCTTGTTATCTGATCTCTGTCTGATCCTTGAAAGTTCAAATGAAACACCCCTGAGCCTGTCCTCTTTGGATACAATTCCAAGTTTGTTTTGCAATTCGTTCATTGCCTTTTCCTTCCCTTCCTTCACTACTCCTACCAAAGTCAGCACTATGCTCTGCTCAATCTCATTAACCCGTCTGTTTATATAATCCAACTGCTCAACAGGCATGTGGAAGAAGTTTATAAAATTCTTAACGGGGTCCATATCAACAGATCCGTCTGTCTTTCTTGGCGGTTTAACCTTAACAACGGTTCCGGTCTGTAAAACAGATTTTAAAGGATTGTTTTCGTTACCAAGCTGTGCCCGTTGACTGCCAATTTCTTTTGAAGACATAGGGTGTTTTTCAGAAGAGCCCTTTATATCGTCTCCCTTATTATCTGAGTTCTTTAATACGGTAACTATAGGTATTGCCCCGTTGGGTTCTGTCATGCGCTGTAACGTCTTAAGAAATACAAATTCCTCTAACTCTTCACGGACGTAACTGTAAATGGATTTTCTTACTATATCATCATCTGAAAACGCTTCAGCGGCTACATAATCGGCAGGACATTCACCTAGATCATGGGGAATATCAAGCAATACCGCAAAGGTGTCTTTGTCCAGAAACTGGAAACGCTCAGAGTCCATGAAGAGGAATCCCTGTATAGGCCCGTTATCCGTAGGCAGTTCAGCACTGAATGCAAGACGCCTGATAACGTTGTTCTTTGATTCTATTGCCTTAACATTATCAATTGATACTAAATGACGCATTGGCATATTAATATCAACTAGGTCATGCACCATAATATCATTATGATGAAACATTAACGCCTTAAAAACTGTCTCGTTGAATTCCTTGATTTTAAGATTCTCCGGAGTTTCTACATTCTCGCCGTTTATGGTGTAATTGAAAAAAGAGTCCTCTGCAAAGAAAACCCTCTTAAGTTCCGGTATTACCCTTTTGTTTATAAGCTTAGAAGATGATATAGGGAACCGGAGATATTTGTAAAAACTAAGAAAGTTATCCGTTTTAAAGATAACCTTAACCCAGTTTAAAAAATCATCATTACCGCGAAATTGTCTTTCTGACCACTGTTCTAAATAAGAAATGTTGATTTCTTCCTGGATGCTAGATTGGGTAAAGTACGCAAGTTGCCTCTGCTGTTTCCTTGCAAGCTGTATAGATGATGACCCCACTTTACGTTCGATAAAATCCTTTGACATTGAATTTATGAAGTATTGTGTAAGTCTTTTTACAGCGTACTATATTGCAAATATATATAAAATATTTTTAATTAATCAAAGATTTTTGTGATTTTATTTCAATAATAAGTGTCGGAAATATCTGAAATCATTTCTTCAAGTGTTATCACTTTAGCATGTTTAGGAAGGTTTTTTAATTCTTTATTAGCTTCTTTTATATTAGTATAAACAATGTCTTTATGGAAGTGCATACAGTTTTTACTGCACTTTATGCAGTCAATTACAAATAATTGTTTGCTTTCATATTTAATTGATTTTCCCATATCCTAATAATTTAACGTGTAATTCATTCATATTCAAATATAATCAATTAATCTCAGTCTCAACACCTTCCCAATTATCCTCTTCTTCCACCAAGATAATATCAGTTAATGCGTCTGCCCCGTCATCATTTTCATTCTGTTTAAAATCCCTTTTGAACCTAATTACATGATCGTAGAATTCAGGCCAAATAATATGCCAGTTAGAAGGAAATACCACTTCATTGTTAACGTTAGGAGCATTGGTTATTATTCTAGATTGTTTATTTTCAGTTCTGTGTCTTGGATCTATATCGCACCTCTTTGCTATTTTTTGTACATTTCTTGCAAACGCCCTGCCTCCGCTGTTGCTTTCCATGCGGCTGTAACGTATATCATCCTTTATTAGTAGTTTAGCTACTTCTGGTTCAGTATCTTCGCTTCCGTCTTTTGAAAAATAAACATTGATTACATACTTTAGGTTGTCTTGGTAATTAACAGATCTTACGTAATTTATTGAACACACAAAATCACCTCCTCCGTCTGCCACGTCTGTACAGTTTTTTCTTTCTCCTATGGCTTCCGGTAAATTTGGGTATGTCTTAAAATCCTTGTACAACCTGCCTTTCTTATCCTGCGGGTCTCCCTGTTGCATGCACTGGAATTTATTCCAATCTTTAGCCCTGCTTGCTTCCAACTTCTTTTTGGAATGTCTCCAGGGGAACAAGGGTTCTCCCTCCTCTCTTGGATCCAACTTAGTAGGTATTCCTACTTTTAATGCCGGAAAATTAACTTTTAACCATTGGTCATCATCTAAGTTTCTTATTTGTTCTTCTATGTCTCCATCGAAATCTAAGTTTACTACTAATCCAAGTGATTCCAAAAAGGCTACTAAATCATTTTCCGACCATCTTGTGAAAACACATAGCTGTTGGCTGTCATTGTGTAATCTCGAATCTGCAACTGAAACATACCAGTCTATTGCTGACTTTTGTATAGTAGGGCTATTCGCTTCTTTCCACCCTTTATACAGGTCATCCATGAGTAATATATCAACAGGATCACCTATTAACGGACCTTCAATGCCTATAAATTTCATACTGCCCTCTGAATTTATAGACTCCCTTAATTCACCTGTATTGGATTCTACTCCAGTATATCCCCGCTCTGGATAGCTTACGTCCGGAAATATCTGTTTATATTTATCCTCCCGCATTAATCCCATGATCTTACGACCGAATGAACGGGCTTTGGTAGAGGCGTATGATATTAAAGCTATCTTGGCATCAGGACGTATACCCGCTATAAATGCAGGCAGGTTTTGAGAACTTCCCAAGCTTTTTCCGTGTTGGGTAGGAACGTTAATTATTAGGTTTTTGATTTTCTCATGAGCGAATAGATTTAGTATATTATAATAGGTTTCGTGAAAATGAGTTTGTTTGAATTTAGAATAGGTGTATTGCGCAAAAGTATAAAGAGCCTTGCCTGAATCATGCACTAATTTTAGTTCCTCAAGCCTGTTGAGTTCATTAATTTCCGAATCTGTCATTTATTGACTTTATTTTTCTTTCCACAAACGGAACCCATATTCTTTCAAAGTCATACCACCATAGCGCGAATTCAAGTATGTTCCATCTGATCAGGCGTTTTACTTTCATTGGCTCCTCTCCTGCATCTATGTAAAGATTAAGCAATTCATCACGCTCCCTTAGTATGCGGGTTATTTGTATTTCAGTGTAGTTCATGTCTCGTTTTTATTCCAACCTTGTGAAAAACTTATCAAAATGATTTGAAGGCATTGAATTTAACTGTCCTTTCCTTACTTGTTTTGACGGTTTAAAATACGGTATGCCATTCTTGACGTACTCGACTGCATACACATTTCCATTTATAAATGTTCCTACACCGGAATCCTGTATGCATAGATACTTATCGCCTACTATCATTCAAAAAAGTATTTAATTTATCAATCTGATCATATTCACCGTTAATGAAGTGTTCTATCTCTTTGCGGTCCTGTTCTTCCCACGGATTACATCCGCAATTTACTTTAAGCAATGAAAATTTCCCATCCCTATGAACCTCGTATTTAATTTGTTTCTCCGGTTCTACCTTTTCTAAAGCTTTTTCAGAATAGCCCTTATCATTCCAAACTGACTTTAAATCTTCATGATTTGGGTCAAAACCAATTACCATTCCTACGTTTTGCCAGTTTGATAAGGTTTTAGCTATCTCATCCTTCAGCCTGTAAAGCTGATCGGGGGTTTCTTTAACTGTATTTAACGAATTGAAAGTTCCTTTTATATTCAGCGGAGGTTTGGCTAGGTCACATATTTGCTCATTTATTATTTGTATACACTTAGGACATAATGTGCTTATTATGCCAGGTATAACACCATCAATGCAGTGGGTACACCAAAACTCAGCGTTTTCAATTTGCGTATCGCTAGGGTTACTGTTTATGTCATCCATAACAATGCCCTCAAAGTGCCGGTTAATCTCTGAGACTGTCGCTTTTACATGGAACGGCCCATGTGATTCGTTCGCTTCTCCTTTTGTTAATCTACCGTTAGTAATGTCTCTCCACCACTCCCCCGGTATACCTTCCGGATTATCAGTCCTAGCGGCTAATGCAAGGAAGTGTTCAGGGTTGAAATCAATACAAATAGAAATTGATTGATGCATTATAGAATTCACATAACATAATCCTACTACATGCATGTCCATTTTAGTGTGAGCGAATACTACCGTTTGTCGTTGTGGTTGACCTTCTAAGCCCACTAGATCATACCCCATCTCCTCCAACGGGCCTTTAAGGTCTCTCTCAAACTGCTCCTGTGTACACGGCATGGAAACAGGGGTAATGAATTTGTGGTCTTTATCTTGGTGTTGTTCTTCAGTTCTGTTCATGGCTCTAAAATAATCGTTTCCAAATAGGTTCAGTTTCTTTCAGCGTATTTATTGCCTTAATAATCATATTAATATCACTTTCCCATCTTTGTTTTTCATATGTATTAGGTTTCGATTGGAGGTATAGAATCATATATGTTTCTAACTCTTTCCTTAATCTCTTCATAGTTGTTTGTTCTTTAAATCAATTAGGGCTAATTCTTCTCCGGTAAGTTCATAAAATAAATTCTGTATCTTATGAATTGGTAGACTCTCAATGAGGTCGATTCCACACTCATTGTAAAAATCAATATCCACTCCTAAATGGTTTTCCGCTTTCTCGGACAAATCACACGCAAACTCCTGTATTGATTCATAACCAAATTTAGGCCACCATTCCTTTATTAGCGTTGTAGGTCGTAAATGTTCATACCTCATTTTTACACCATTAACATAAACATGCTCAACACACAATTTAGTTATTTTACCATCAGTGAAAGAAAGTTCTTCTATGGTTACATCAACATTATTCCCTATTCTTAATTCCGTACTCTTCATAGTTGCTTTACTTTGATTAGGTGTTTCATGGGTTAATCGTCTTTAAACATTGATTCCGGTACAACTATTCTACGCTCACAGTAAGCTTTGGCCGCCTCAAGAATGTCTTCTGCTATCTTTTCATCCATATCCATAAGGGTTGCCATCATTCTCTTAAAAGCCTCCCGTTCGCATTCTAATGATACGTGGAAATCATCTTCATCCTGACTGTTGCTCATATAAAATACACCGTACTTACCATCGACCAGAGAACTAGCTTTAAACTCCTCTGTCAACGGCTTGATTATTTCGTCTATTTCTAATCTTCTTTTGTGGTTCATAACTCAAATATCTCTTTTAATACTAAAAATCATCGCCTCTTGCTTCTTTCAGATTAATTAGTAACCAAGGCAGAAATGTTTTCCTTAACAAATCCTTTCCACTATTAGGAGGTTCAGACCCGTTGAATATGTTGATAATTCCACATAGTATCATTTGACACATGTACCCTATAGCTACCCATAAAATTATTATTATCGCTTCCATTGTTTCTAATTTTTAATGTTCTCGTTTACTCCAATTCTTACAGCCTCCCGTGGGTCATCCAATACAACGCACAGAGTTTTGATTGATTTACCTTGTGATTTCTTCAAAGTACAATTCTAATGCGCTTAATTTCTCCTTAGCTCCAGATGATCTACATATTTCTATTACAATATATTTATGTATCCACTTACCAAAGCCCTTATCAATTATTGGCTTGATACGCTTTTTATTCATTTCCTCACTAAGAATAGCAATGTCGTCTCTTTTAAAGAAAAGGCTTATATTAAATAACTGATCTCCACGTAAAACGCGCTCTTTGTTAATCAATTTAATCAATGAAGATAATGAGATATATTCGTAATTGTTAGAGATGAGAAATCCAGACAAAAACGGAATCATATTAACGTCTAAGTACAGTAGATTTTCAGTAACTCTACTTAAGCAAAACCATTCACCTCTTACTCTGCATGATTCCAATAAAGTGTGTAGTTCTTTTTCCTTGTCCCTGTCACCTCCTTGAATAGATAGTATTTCTAAGTCAAATGGAACACCACTTTGTATACTTTTGATTCTTGTTTGTGGCCTATCAGAAAACCCAATTTTACAAACATCAAGAAGCTTGTTCCCTATAATGTATATCATTCTGTAAATATAATAACAATTATCTGAATAACATAATTATTAGTTAAGAACATTCCTAACAAAAAAAAGCCTCACGTAATGCAAGGCTTTCCCAATCTAATTATGTTTTTCTTCGACTCCAGGCGATTGTTTTCTATAAAGAGTACGAATGATTATACTGGTCATACGGCATTCCCCCGCTTCCTCCGGCAATAACTTCCTTGGTTCTCTTATTGGTAGGTGAATAATCATTAATGTACTTTGTATAATTAGGAGGCTTTATAAATCCATCCGGTATAGTTTTTACAAAGCGGTCATTAACAGCTACGCGTGCAACATACTCTTTCATTGGACTCCTGACATAAAAATAGCTGTCGGTTAATATCCAATCAACACTAACAGGGCTAACCATGCTGTGATAAATTACAGCAACCTCAACTGCTTTTACATCCTGAACACAAGAGTAATCACATTTAATTTCATCTTCACCAGATTTGTATACGGAGGCATCTGTAGACCCAACCCCCTTAACGACCAACATACCCAGTATGCAGAACGCCATTAAAAATATAAAACGTTTCATGTATTCAAAGTTAACCAAATTATTACTTAATATGCAAGGGATCTGTGTTTTGTTTTCCTTGAATACTTGTAAAGACTGCACATGTAACAGCTACAGGGCTTTGCGTCTGATTTATACATTAGGTACCAACGGGTTTTTAAAAGGTCTGTAGTGAGCTTGTCATCCATTCCTGCAAAAACTTTTAACCGCTTGATGTATTTTAGGTTCTTTAATTCGTTGCGTCTTCCCTTATCCACAATTAATCATATTCAATTATTTTCGTACCCCTTCGGTTGATTCGTTACTCAGGGCTGTTTTTTGATGTTTTTACCTCGAGAAATTCTTGATTTTGTTCAACTTCTTTATACGCAATCAGTTCGAAATCGTTGTTTTCAGCAGTAAAATAAGGAATAAAATGAGTAGCACCGTTCCTTATGTTGTGGCGAATCCACCCGTCCAACTGGGATAAAGGCATTATGTTAAGATCGCTTTTCAATGCGGTTCCGGTCTTTATTAATCTCTTCATTTCTTCTTACCCTTCATTTCGTTCTCAATCTCCTCTCTTGCCTCCTGCTTTAACTTATCCTTAAGTTTCTGGTGTTTCTCCTTTAATTCGGGGGTGTAACCGTTGTCCGTGTTCTTATTCTCGTTTATATTCACCGTAGGCGCATCGTAACCCAACATTTTATTAAGTCCTTCAATAGCCTTTAACTTGTCATGTAGTTTAAATTTGACTATGTTCTCAGTCATTTCCCCAATCTTCTTTGTGGTATATTGGATCTCAGATAATGCCGCTAATGTTGATTCGTCCAATTCTTCAAATTCCTTCTGTGTTAGCCACCCGTCTTTGAAATCTGACAGGTTGGTATAGGCAAGTTTTTTAAGCTCTAAGATGTTACGCAGTGCGCTAACACCGGCTAATTTACCTAAATCCTCCTGTATTTCCTTGATGTAGTCCTGAATCTTAGGATTTCTTAGGAGATCAGACGCGCTACTCATAGCGGCTTCGTAACTTGATTTAGGATAAGCAACCATGTACGCGCGGGTGCCGTTCCAGTCTATCACATACTGCTCTGAAAACACTCTCCACTCTGGTTTTAAGTCACTCATCTAATAACAAATATCCTTTAATTCCTTCTCAACTTGGGTTTCATCTTCCTTTTGATTCTTATATAATTCAGGTTCTGTCTTTTTTACGCAAGGTTCGCACCAAAACACGCCTTTTGCTTTAGGTCCAGGTTTATCCATTCTCATAAAAGGATGAGTGAACACTGTGTTTATATTACAATTTGGGCAAGTCATATCAGCAGTTCCTTTTCATTAAAGGAGAGGCACCTTCAAATTGCTTGGCAATCAAATTACCATTATCATCTCTTGTTAATTTATCAAACTCCTCCAGACTGTATAGGTCGTAACCGTCTGACTTCATGTATTTATGCCTTTCTTCCGATTTATTCATTACGTATGTATAGAACTTTTTAAACGAGTCAAAGCCGTTGGCTTCACTTGGTTTAAATATATCGCTTGCCGTGTCTATATCATCTAGTAAATCCCACAGTTTTCCTGATGTTTCCTTGTAATCAGTTGAATGCGTTTCAGTTGGTCTTTTATAATTGTCGTTTTCCATCACTTCTCTTTTGTTTCTCTGAATAAGCCATTACGAATCAGTTGGTTTACTATCTGTCCAAGGCTTACATGTCTTTGAGTTTAATTCAATTAACCTGTTTCTAGCTGATTTTCCGGCTTCTGATCCTCTTATACCGGATATACTTAGTTTCTCTTGCCAATACTTGTCGTATAACCTTTTTGCTGAAAATCCTCCTTTATTCATCCTTCATTCGTTTACTCGTTTTCATCAGTATTATGCCTGCTATTATAAGAGCTATAACACAGGACATTAATCGCAAATTGTCTTTGCAACATAAACACTATTTTTACCCCAATACTTCTCAACGCGAGGCAACAAAATGTCAATATGCTCTTTGTATATCCTCCCTCTTTCCTGTCTTGACCACTCAACAAAAGAGTCCAGTTGCTTACATGCTTCTTTGTAGTTCATTTGATGCAAGTTACCCATAATAAACTACTTATCAAAATACTGCATTATGTAGTCGGAATCAATATATCCGGGGTAATTGAAGTTATGACTTTGGGGCGCATTGGATTAAGTTCAATTAGCATGGATTCTATGCAAAGATTTGTCTGCGTATTAGACGGGGCACCGATGTCCTGGCTTGAAAACGATTATTGTGAGGAACGAACAATAAAGAGAGTTTGAGAGACACGGCAAAATCAACAGAAGGGCGGGAGTTTCTAATTACTAATGCAGTTCATAGATTGCATTAATTTAACACTTTCCTGCTTCATTAGAACTATATCATAATGCGTTTTAGTAGTCAATATCCTTATTATTTCTATCTCTTTAGTTGACAACATTTTTAACTCAGGTTCAGATCCGAAGTTTCCTCCAAATAGCTTCAAATATCTTGAATCACAATTATATTTACCGTCATGTTTCATTTCCGACCTAGATCCGTCTCTAAATAGGATATTTATTTTTGAATCATTATCTATGCAATGAAATCCATCTATTATTATAGCTAAAGAGTTATGAACTTTTCCATGCTTGTATCCGCACATATATATTTTCTTATCGTTATTCGAAATTACAATTGTGTTTGTTCTGGTAGAAGTTTTACCTGTAACCTTGTCATAATCTATGATGATGATAGATTCGCAATCAGTTTCCTTTTCATCCTGAGCATAGCAACTGTATGCAAATAACAAGGGCAGTGCAAGCAGTATTAATAGTCGTTTCATAGCTGTTTTTTTAGTTGTTGTACATCAAATATACGCAATAATGACCTATTGGTCATTGAAATAATGTAAAAAAATGAACTATTGGTCATTGCATATTTAAAAATTATGTCGTTATTTTGTAAGATATGTGTACCAGAGACCGGGATTTGCTATTCATAGTCTTGAGGAATATAAAAATTATAATGAAGCAAAAGGGAATTAAGCAGGATGCGTTCTACAACGATACCGGTATACATATAGGGCGCATCCTGTCCCTTGACAGAGATATAAGGACTTCCACACTTGGAAAAATAGCCAAATACCTGGATGTTGACATTAACGATTTAACCAACTGAATATGGGATTACCTTACTATACTTTTACGATTATATTATTGCTTAAAAAATGGCTATGAATACGCAGATATTTAAATATGAGAACATGGACAACCTGACTACATTAGAGATAGATGGAGAAATATGGTTCGTTGCAAACGAGGTTTGTAAGGTTCTAGACATAAAGAACTCAAGGCAGGCAGTAACCCGCTTAGATGATGATGAGAAGGGGGTGTCATTATTACCGACATCCTCCGGAAACCAGAATAAAACCATTGTTTCAGAGAGCGGATTGTACTCATTAATATTCACAAGCAATAAACCTGAAGCCAAGCAATTCAGAAAATGGGTCACAAAAGAGGTTATACCATCCATCAGGAAGAAAGGCGTATACATTGCAGGTAGCCATAAATTTGTAGTCCGATTTAATGACAATTGGGATCGTACCGATAAAGGATACTTCTCAGTCATTAGCGAACTTTATATTAGGCTTTACGGCAGGTTTTGGGGAGTTGGTCATGAAATAGCTGAAAAAGCCTTTGACGGTAAGGAGATAAGGCCGGACAATAGTGTCGGCAAGCTATTCGCCAAGTATCTGAGGGATGAACACCCTGAAATATCAGAAGATTATAAAAAGTACTTGCATATATTTCCAAATGGATTCGAGACAGAGGTTAGGCAGTATAAAAATAGTCTCTTGCCTCTATTCATTGAGTATGTAGATGATGATTGGATGCCAAATAGAGCACAAAAGTATTTCAAGGATCGAGACCCGGTTGCATTGGAATACCTTCCAAAGTTGTTGGAGGTATAAGGTTATTACCTTTTAGCAATTCATGTTTGGCGTATTTCATGAATTTTATTTGATCAGGGTATGATTTAGAATATTTTACTATTCTTTCAGTCATTTCCTTATCATCGCTTATGGATAGTATTTCATGGTAGAGTGTTTCAAATTTTAATTGTATTTCAGATTCAACTGTAGGAATCCATGATAATTTAAGTTTCATAATTATTTATTAAGTTTCATCTGCTCACGCATCATTAAATGCATCTGTTGCTCTTCAAACTTACTATAACCGTACCATAATTTACCCAGGTTCATAAATGCTTCCTCCTCCGTTTCTCCTTTAGCACACATCATGGGAATACCCTCTATGTGTGAAGTATAATAATTCTCATCAGGTTTCTTCTTCAATAGAACAGTAAATTGTGATAATTCTGTATTTTTGTCGCTCATGATTACTCGGTGTTTGCTAACTACGTAGACAATGTCTGGATACCTGAAAGGGCAGAGGGTTACTTTTTGGAACGTGACCCTCTGGCTTTGGATTATTTGCCTAAACTGCTGAACTCTTAACTGTATTAATATCAATTGCAAGTCCTTCTTCAATCAGGCCAAAACAATCAAAGTGCCATTCTAATAAAGTTGAATGCCTAGAATAATTCAATAATCTTGGTATTGTAAAATCATTTAAGTTTGAGATGGTAAAACTATTTATTGAAGAGTAACCCCCTCCAAACATTTCATATAACCTTTCAATTGGAACAAACTTTTCCCCGTTGTGATCGATCTCTTTTGTCAATTGGCTTAACGGTCTTAATAATAATCCCCATCCGATTGTACGCGATAATTCAAGCGTGAATTTAAGGGTAGCCATTGGATACAGAGTATCATCCCATTGAGGCGTAGATTCAAATGTAATTCCAAAAATATTATCACTGTCCGTAAACTTTATTTTAGGGTCATAAGGCAGATAACTGCACAGCGCTTTAAATAATAATTCCTTGTTTTCCATAGTCGTTTTAATTTTTACGTTTACTTCTGATCACCTCCTCAAGCTTTTTTATCAAATGGGTGTGGTCTTCGTACTTCAATTCTTTCTTATCCGTGAAGCAGTATCTTAGTTGTATCCTGGTTACTTCAACATGATCCGGTATAACAGCTAGAGAACCGAATACCAGGGCCTCTCCGGTGCGTTTGTTTACGTAATGGTAGATCATTTATCCTTAAGTTTTGATTTCATGCCCTTTTCAGAAATGTAACCTTCCCTTTCAAGGGCTTTTAAAATTTCAAGGGCGTCTGATCCCTGACATTTTAAACCCAGGTGCAATGCGGTTTCCCAAATAAGATCTGTTATGTTTTTCATGGTTGTTTGTGTTTGTTTCATACTTCTGTATACGCCAAAGATAATTTAATGTTTCATTCTTTGTGTATTATTTTTAATATATTACACAATTTCTTTATTTAACACAATAAAACTACGCTGATAATGCAATTAATATGACGAACTGCCTAAACTGTTGGAGGGTTTTAAATTTCATACTTTGATATAGTCCTGGATAGTTCTCTTAAAAAGATATCCTTATTCACCCATGTAATCCAACATAGTGTTTCTCCGTTTAACTTAACTCTTGTATCAAGTATTTCCGACCCCTTAAATTGCTCTCCTTCAAACTCTATAGGTAAATTACCTAATTGAGTTTTTTCTTTGTGTATTTTTGGTTCTGTGTATTCCATAATTCTATATTCTAATTAGTTTTCATTGATCAATTATTACATTGTTTTTCATTATAAATTATAAACAGCTACTTCCAGTGGTGGGTCGTGTGGCAACTTAACATAACGCTTAATTATAAATCCGCTTGCTGTTTTATAATGTTTACGTTATGTTAAGTTGCTTTGGTCTTGCAGGTCGCTTCCGTGCGTTTTTGGGGTTGATTTTGATCGGTGTCCCCATAGAATTTGAAAGCGTGACAAGAGCGACCGCAGGGAGTGGGTCACGAGTCCCTTTAGGGTTCAAATTCTATTCTTTTATTTCACTAAGTTTAGCTTGATATGCTTCTGATGCTTGTTTTTCACAATCAAAACTTCCTAAATGATGTACTTTTGTATCAATGGTAATTCTAGATATCCACTTTTTGCTTCTTTTACGCCAAGATACTCCGGTATTAATAGAATTTACACCATTTTTATTTTTTCTTACATTGTCTACATTTGTAATTATCCGTAAGTTTTTGTAAAAATTATTAACCTTATCATCATCATTATGATCCACAACAAGGAGCATTCCGCAACGTTTATGACCCAAAAAAGCCATGGCTACTAACTGATGAACACTAATTGTTTTAGTAATACCACTTTTTGTTAGATACGCCCTTAAATATCCTTTCCTGTCTTTGCTTGGTGATATTATTTTATCCTGAATAATTCGATTTGAATTTAATTTTCCCTTAACCGTTCGTTTCAAACTCTTCACCCTTCCGTAACTAGACACTTTATACGACCCTTCGTATCCTGGTATATCTTTCCATATTTCTTTGCTTGGTTCCATGGTTAATCTTTTGGTGGTTCTGGTTCTGGCATCCAATGGGTAATCCTTGAATCACTCAACAAGATGTAACCATCATTCGTGCATAAGCATGTTTTTCCTTCTAGTTCCTGTATATCGCCCAAATCCGTATATCCGTCTTTATAATGGAAAATAACACTCTTTTTATATTCAGGCAAACGATCGTTGATGCTTATCCATCCGGTTTCCTTTACTTCTTCCTTTTCAGATAAATTAATTTCATAAGATCCTTCCCTTATTTTATCAGCTACATCAGATATTAATTTACGGTTTTCTGTGTCTTCCTTACTTCCGGTTATGATTACACGGGCCCATTCTAATTCTTTTATTCTTATGCTAAGTCTTGAAGAATCAACAACCATTAATGCACATTGTCTATCTGATGTTTTACCTATGTTTTTTAGATAATGGCTAATTTCTGTTTCAAGATTATGAATGTCCTTTTTATAAGACTCAATTCTTCTGTAAACCATTTCGTTACTCAGCACTACGGGCTTAACGGATTCAGTTTTTAACCTATAATAATTCTCTGCGAATTTAACCACGTTTTCCCCTGAAAAAGTGATATTTCTTCCGGGGTCAGATCCAAATGTTTCTTTATAATAATCTTTCGGTGTTAATGGCATATTTGTTTGGATTTAAAGCTGTTTAGTGTTTTCCTTTATTGTGCAGGTATTAGTTTTAATGCTTCCTGGAATAATTCATCCAATGCAATTTCTGGATTATCCTTAATTAGAATTGACCAAGTTGATAAAATATGTACACTTGGTTTTCTTATGGTAAAAAGAGTACATATTACCGCTCTCATTTGAAGCCAATCGATGTAAGCGCATATACCGTGCTTCTCCCTTAACCATCGCGCTAGGACTGATTGAGACACAAGATTAATGTACATGTCTTCGTTTTTGCCCTTAAATCCAAATTCATAAGTAAATACAAATCCTTTCTCCTTAGCCATTACGGCTGTAGGGTGTGTTATCGGTTCTTCCATAGTGTTGTATTTATATGCTTTTAACTGCTACTTAAATCATAATATGACCCGTTATATTCAGCCTGAGCCATTGCAAAATAATCCTTAGTAACCGGCATGTTATTTAATGATTTCCGATCAAACAATCCTTCCATTGGGTCTTTTACCTTGAATCCTGCAACTGGTTTACCCTCTGAATTAAGGACTATCAATTCATTGTGCTTTAAAATGTATTTAGCCATAATCAATCTTAATTAACTAGTGCACTGCACTAGTGTACTTTTAATTATCCCCGGGCACTGTTGCCCGGGGATTTCTATGTTTGCAAACCAAAAACACAGTCTTTAGCAGAACAGGATTCGAACCTATACCATATGCTACCCATGGTGATCAATTCCACCTCTTACATACCCACACAGGGTTACCGCGATTAACGTCACGAGCTCTGCCGATTGAGCTATCTGCTTTAGACTGTATTTCAATTCAGTTGTCAACTATTTGTTTACAACTGGTATTTCACAAAAGAATCATCCGGCCCAAGTGCATAATTATTTTCATAAACAATAAGGCAATTCGTAGATCAACACAAATCACTACTTAATACACACCTTTTACCTATATCGGTTTCAAGGGATTTAATCAAACAATTACCTTAACAACAGACTAACCACTACTTGGAGTGATTGTGATAACAATATCAGGCTGCTAATGAGGAATTATAATCCCCTTTCCTTCCTGCGGTCACCTCTAATAATAGAGTATCCTTGCCACTGTCTGCGTTAAGCGGATGGTTCTTTATTTCAATGTTAAAACGTGTGAGTGCACTACCCTAAGTAATTGATTTATCTATTCTAAACAGATTCCTCAATCCTAAATAGGAACTATGTAGCGTCATTAGTTAGTTACGTTTTACTTCACTCTTTAGACACGCTTTATTTCATTACCACAGCTCATACAGTTATGGTTTAGTGCCGGAGGAATCAATTAAGATTCATAAAGGTGTCAGATATATTTTACCCCTGTTTCCTCGCTTGTAATTCAGCCACTCCGGCATAAAGGGTACAGGCCAATTGCCTATACTCTCTTAATTTAAAAACAGTTAATGTAAAGCATGAGTTTTCGTGTACACTAGTTTAAAAGTTTTCGCTTTTCGCTCCAAGGTGAATTGTTAAACGGTAATTGTTATTTTACGGCTACACCTCTGTAATGCCAACATGCTAGTAAGAGCGTCTCTATATGATTAAAATCATTCACATTAACTGTTTACTCTTCAATTCCTCCGGAGCAGGTTAAGTACTCCGGCACCGTTCCGTCTGATCGGTGTTAAACTTTATTTATTTTTGTTCGCTTTGATTTTCTACCCTTTTCAGAAATATACCCCTTTTCTTTTAATGCTAGATAAATGTCATGTGCATCTGACTCATTACATTTTAATCCTATTTCAATGCACTTTTCCCAAATTGTATGTATTGAATCATTCATATTAAACTCCCTTTTTAGTATTTCCTTTTTCCAGTTTTTCAATAGGATTTTGATACTCTATGTTTCCTTATTTGGAAATCAGTTTTTTTCAAATCTAGTTTACCGCACAAAAAATTCCTATACTGATGTAGATTTCCAAACTTACTTCCACAATCTACCCCTTGTATTCTAGTATGTTCTTTAAGGCAAAAAGAATTAATCAAATTAAATTCATACTCGGTGTAAGTACTGTGTCGTTTACTACCGAAAGAAAGCGGATTGCTAAGATACCTAACAGTCGTAATATAAATTCTAGGTATCCAAAGCCCTGATTTTACATTCTTCTTAACAATATCCCAATCCACCTTTGCCATAATCAATATACTATAGCCTTACTTAAATCTTTCTATTAGAATAATCTCATCATCTTTCCACCCATTTGAGACTAAATTAATACTATGTCTTCTTTTTAATTTATTAGTGAATGTCTTGTTATAAACAGTGACAATAATACTAAACCCTTCAAACATGTCATGACTAGAATAAGGATCGTAACTAGGGTCAGTGCTGACAATACAGTTTTCAAACTTTCCTGAATTTATGTTTTTAACCTGTATTTTATCCCCTTTTTTCAAAGGTGGTTCAGGCGCGTATTCCCTACATGCTATTGAATACGCCTCTCTTGCTTCTACCATTTCTGCATACGCATCAACAACTGACTTTGGAAATAATTTAGTTTTGTCTGGTATAATTTTCATAATTGTCGAACCTTAAACAGCAAGCGCAGGACGTGGGCATGAAACCCTCAACGGTTCGACGTGTTGGATTGTCCTTTGCTTTACTGTGTTTATAATTTTTTTTGCGTTTGTCGAACCGCTTATTCAAATGTACTAATTATTCCGGTAACTGCAAACTATTTAGGTGTTTATTTTAAGTTCCTCCCCCGTATGCTCCAGGAAAGTGGCCTGCAATTCGTGGATGTAGACAATGCTTTTGATAAGAATTTCATTTCTGTAAAAAAGGTACTCATCAAATTCCATGATTAACTTAATACTTTCGCATACTTCCTCTTTATTCTCGTCTACAAATATCCGGTCTTTGCATTTAAATACACTTTCATTGCATACCCATTGGTTCCGTAGGTGCCCGAAACTGCTAAATTGCTTACATCTAAATAGCATGTCGGTAGTTATTTCAACGGGGTTGATGAGTCCTAGCCTGTGGTGAAGTGCTTTGTAAAAGGTTACCGTATGTTTATTGGCCAAAAATTCGTCTCCTGATCCTGTTTTCAATAAATGTCCTTCTTTGAAGTCTCCTGGCTGTAGTGTTTTCATTTTTTATGATAAAGATCCTGCTTTTCAACAACAAATAATTTGCTACCAAATGTAATTACGTATTTCCCTCCTAATACTAGCTTGATTCTAAAGCTTGCAACTCCTGATTTTAAAGGTGTTGGTTCGTCCCCTAGGAATTTCACATAAAATAAATCGAATTTGCAATATACTGGGTCTCCTATTTCCATTAGGGGGATTGTAGGCACCCAAGATAATGCTTTTATTTGAAAGTTTTTAGTTCTTTCATATGCGTATTATTTTACCTGTTTCCTCAACGTACTTTAATTTACCAGGGAAGTTTTCCGCGTGTCTGCGCTTAAGGAATTCTTTGTATGCCTGTTTATCAGCGAAATCATTATGACAACGCCTACAGGATGCCATTAGATTCTCAAATACTTCCTTGTCTTTTTTTGGATTTCCACCCATGCCGCGAGCGTCAATGTGGTTTACGTCTACAGAAGAAGCGCCACACACCTCGCATTCTACGAATCCATGCGGGTCTATTCCTGACTCTTTGAAATATATTGCTGTGTGTCGTTGCATCTTACCTGTTTTATGTTGCCTGCATGATCTATTATCCTGGCTATTTTTACCCGCCTTCTCTTTCTGGGTGTGTTTTGTTTTTCCATTCACTTTTGGTGTTTTCTTCGATATTTTTCTTTTGCATCATACCTTAAATGGCATAATTGACACGCGGCTTTTAAACGATCATCAGTTATGTTTTTATTGGTTTCGTCATGATCTAAATGCGCAATAGTTAAAACAACTTTTACTGGTTTTGGATTAGGTATCGTTTTACCGTTTTTACACTCAATGGTAATAGGGGACTTTATAGCTTCGTGATAATCCCTGAACCATCCAGTTACCTTGCCCCTGTATTTAACGCTCCAAACGTGTTCCGTATGCTCAAAATCGCACCCTTCAAACTCACAAGTATTATTTGCACGTTTCATTATCCTTGGCCGAATCTCAGAAAGCCAGTTCTTCGGGTAATTGGAATAATCTATTGGCATCGTTCTATTGTTAATTACTGGGTTTAATTTCATATATTTCTATTTTTACATCTTCCCAGTATTCTTTTGTAAACATGTAGAGGCTGTCAAGATTAGTATCAATTATGGTGTTTTCAATTATTTGACCACAGCATAATATAGCGCATTCTTTGGCTTCATCTGTATGGTCATCAGGAACCGGCTCATTAGAATAATCAGTAGGACATGTTGTTATACCCTTAAACTTCTCTACCAGTTCTTTTGCTTTCTCCTGTGCTTTCATGTTATTGTATTAAGGTTTATTTAATTTCAAAATCCGTAGAATATATGCCAAACCAAACCATCATTCATTAATACCGAGTCTAAATAATTATGCTTGAACATTTGCTCTCCTATAGTGCTGCCTGTTCCGTAAATATTTATTTTCAACGGAACAATAGTTTTCTCATTTACATCTACAATAGCCCATAAGCACATGTTTCCATTTTGTTCATTAACTTTTAACACCTCGCTGTATGCAGGTAATTCAACTTGTTGCTCGTCCTGTATCTTTAACATGAATTTATAAATTGCTCTATTCTTTGTCATAGCTGTATAGTTAAGTTTATTTTAATTCTACCGTAATTTTACCATTCTTTAGAGGGCACCATGTTGGAATTATTTTAGGTATTTCATGTGATTTAGCGCCCTTCTCCTGAATTTGTTTACTTACCGCCAAACATTCGTTTACCTCTCCTTCCCATCCTCCCATGCCACAAAATATACAGTCTATGCAATTGGTTACTTTTAAGGTTGTCTCTTTCATAGTTGTATATTTTATATTTCAAATAGTTTTTTATACACTTTCTTCCTTGCGTTAGTCCATGCGTTTGATGGGTTTTTACCGGTTGCAATTACTTTGCCCATGAATGATTCCTTACAATCGTAAATGTATGGCGTTGAACTTTTAATTACAAGAGCATCTTTGTATTGACCCCGTACAAATTTCTCACTCGTCATAATGTTCTTTGTTAAGGTTTATTTAATGCTTGTCGCAAAATGTGAAATCTATTTTTCTGAATTCCTTAATGGTTATGTTCATTATTGTACAACCCATTGTAATTAGTTCTCCAATTTCCCTTCTTTCTTTTAATGTCGGATTATCTTTTGGTTGTCCGGCCATCATAATGTTATTCCCTCCACAAGGACATACAAAGACGCGCACTGGACGGTTGTCTGGATGGTATTTAGCTTTTGCACTGTGTGTCTGCATAGTTGTATTGTTAAGGTTCTATTGATTTATTTACTCTATTTCATCCGCTTTATAACACATCATAGAAGACTCTTTCATCATTAAGGCCACTTCGTAAGCAGTCTCATAAGAACGGTACTCCTGTACAAATATAGAGTCAAACAATAAATCATACATTTCATTCTGACAGATATAAACCATGTCGTTTAGTATGTTTTCATTGCCTACGAATACAGGTAATTCTAAGTCGTTATTCTTTTTATCAAAGCCACATACATACACTATGTTTTGATTGTAGAATTCAGAGGATTTTCCATACGCTATCTGTATAGCTAATGCGTTTGCAATTTCCTTGAATCCTGATTCGAAGTTAGTTTCTTTAGGGTCTCTGTCGTTATCTTTGTCTTGAAGAGAATAGTATATTAGTGTTTTCATAGTTCTAGTATTATTACGTATAGTCCGGGGAGTTCCATAAACATTTGATATATTTTAGTGTACTTAAATTCTAAGTTGTTTAATAAATGTCCAAGTGTTTCCTCTTCTGGAATCCAAACAATTGATTCGTATTTCTTCATAGTTGTAGTATTTATTTAAACTTACTTTTGTTATACCTTAAAGGCTGTTATTTCTTACTTTCCCACAACTCACAACACCCGTGCTCATGACTTAAATTAGCTCTGTCACCTCCCATTTTAATATCAATAATACATACCCACATTGGATCATTATTTATTTCTACCTGTTGAGAGCAAATGCAACCATCCTCACTTTCCTTTTTATCAACACAGCAATGTCTATGCAGTTTCATTCTGTTTACACATCCGCAACAGCACTCCCCCTGATACCCTTTATCACATTTGCCCATAACATTCTTTGTTAGATTTAGAAGGTGTTTAAAATGGTAGTTAACCACCTGTAAACGTTCTCCGTTGAGTTTGTCGGATGCCGTCAATGTTTATCAGGTTCCCGCCTGAAACGCGCTAGTCTTTCGTTGTCACGTCTTATATTTTTTATCTTGTCTAATGCGTTGCCCTTGTTTCCGTGCCCGTAGTCCTTCCCTCGATAGCTCCACCAAACGGCTGTTCTTGTACTTTTCTTTATACCCTAAATAGCACCCACAGGAAAATGTAGAAAAAGGGGTTATCGCTAAACCTCCGACAGTTTTAGATTCGATAACCCACCAGTGTGATCTGGATTTTTCAATAAGTTCTTTTTGCTAGTTCCTGTCGGAGGTGTTTGCAATTATGTAACTGTAAAGTAACGTATAATATATCAAAAACGCAAAAGTTCATCGATAATATCCTGTTTTTCACCTCCCAACATACTCCAAACCTGATCCAAAACCCTGTTGTAAACTTCTCCAAATTCTATATCATCCATCTTTGCGAAGGAAATGCTATCAGCTACCAGTTTAACTGCCTCTGATATATGATTTTTCCTTGTGGTATAGAATCCGGCCGCTATGATTAAATCTTCTCTTAGATCGTCTTGTTTTACGTATAATTCCTGATTGACGAATGCCAGATTTATAAGAGCAAAAAACTTATTATGGAACCGGATGTTACGCGGTGTCTTAATATCCAGTTCGGTCTGTTCTCCTACCTTCAAAAGATTGTAGGCTTTGCAGTCGTCTACCGGCCTGAGTCCTCCCAGTGTTTTTATGAATATAGCTTTCATTTATTTCTCTGTCTGTAATCAACAATCTTTAAAAATATCCAGGCAAAAACACCTATTAAAATATATCCTAATTCAAATGCCATAGTCTTACTGCTTTAGTTTTTCTTCACGCCATTTAACACCCATGTAAAAAACATCTTCTGGATGTCCTGAGTTGTATGTAATACTGTATTTCCTCTGTTCACAGGCCACATGTATCTCTTCTTCCGTAACAGCGTCTATTTTGCTATTGTGGTAGGCTTCTGCGAATCTCTTCATCGCCGTGTTGCTACATAACCAGTAATCAGAATTAGTCATCTGATCCGGTTTAAACCCGTCAAAACCAAGTTCTTTTAATACTTCCTTAAATACTTCGTGTGTGGTTTTCATAGTCTTACTGCTTTAGTTTTTCTTTTAACCAATTAAAACATTCGGTAAAACCCTCATTGGCACTCGAATTATAAGAAAGGAATCCTTCGGACTCAATAGGATAGCGTCTGTCAGCTTCTTTTGAAACCTCTTTCGTAACAGCGTCTATTTTGCTCTGGTAAAATTCATTGGCAAACCTAACGGCTGATTCAAACTCATCGTCTACACAGACAGCTCCCCCAGTTCCGGTTCTTGCTTTTTTACTTTCTTCTATTCGGATCTTATACCACCTGTCTTTTAATTCCTGTGTTGTCATAGTCGTGTTATTACTTGTTAAATTTATATACGAGTATTGCCGCGTCCCTGCCATGGGAGTTGGTTTGCTTAGTCCATCCTGTAAGCTTTTTAAAGGCCAGTGCTTTTAGTTTTGTTCCTCCTTTAACCGGGTGAATCATTTCGAAATTAAACTTCTTATCGTTCAAGAAGTCCTCCCAAATTTTACAGTCTCTTTTGATACTGCCGGCACCTTGTTTCTTAGCAACTGAATCATTGCCGTACCACTTACGTTTACGAGCGTCTTCTACACGGAAATAGCATCCTTTATAAATAGATGCTATTTCTAGGGCTTCATGTATTTTCATACTTCCTACAGCTGTTATTTTTTTATTCACAACATCCCAAACAGCTATACCTGTATTTACCCCAGGGTCAATTCCTATTATGTAGTCGTATTTCATGGTTCTGTTGTTTTATTTCTGTTTTTATTTTCTATTTATTTATTTTTGGTTCTGTTGTTTTATCAGTCAGTTGCATTTTTTAATCCTGTTTAAATTGTCCTGTGCTATAGAGTGAGGGGTTAGTAGATCATTTTTATGGTTGCAGTTGTTTAAGGTCAATTTTATAATATTTATATTCATCATCATCATCATCAGAAACCATATATGGCATTAAAATAATATTGAAAATACCTGCTTCAAAACACCATGATTTATCCGGTTTTCCTTTTGTCATTAAAATTGTTGTCTCACCAATTCTATAACAGAAATTTAACATTCTATGTAACAATTGTGGCCTCATTTTTCCTGTTTCAATTCCGAAATCATAAACTGCTAGAGATTGCTGTTTACCTGTTTCATCGCAATTAGTACATTCATGCTCATGATCTAAATCACATGTTAAAAAACCACTTCCTCTGCAATCAGTGCATGTTTCAAACTCTGGTAATTTATTTTCAAGTATTTCTTTACTCAGTTTTTTTAAATCAATAATAATTGAATTCTTATATAATTCAGAGTCTTTAGGTAAAACCTTGTGTACATCTGGTGCATCTGGATTTTCTTCAAAACTTAGATTTGCGTCCTGTTCTTTAACCCATACAATCGAGATACCATCTGTTGCGCAATACATCCCGTCTATTTTAAATGGGGATTGTAAATTTTCCCTGTAGTGATCAGTACTGCAAAACATTTGAAATAATAATTCTATTTGATCGGTTGTAAGTTCTTTTGTTTCCATTATTTTATATTTTTAGTTATCAATTCCTTAATTTCGTTTTAAGGCTCTTTTAACGGCTTTGTCGCACAATTGCTTAATCACATCCACTTCAACCATTACAACGCCGTCAAACCAATGTATGAGTGCCCTGCGCTTACATTCAGCAATAACCTCATCACCGAATAACACGACATCTATTTTTTGAGGCTCCAAAGTGTGCTTAGTGTGTTCGTGTTTATCAGTCTCAGCGTTATATGTGGTAATGGTTTTGGTTACAGGTTCTGGTTTTAGCCTCTTTTCAATTTCTTCCTTCCATTCCTGTTTAGTTTCGACGGGGATTAATTCAGATAAAAACCCTTTTCCGTTAGATTTAAAACCTATCCTCTCCAATCCGGTTATGATCCTTGCTACGCTTTCAGACGTAGTGCCGTTGGCGTTGTAAAAAAGGAATTCATCCCGGACCATTGCGGGGAATCTCTCCCAGTAATCAATGAACTTTTCCTTTCTCTCAATTTCAGACCCCGTAAGAGCTTCTTTTTCTTTTGCTACACTCAGCGTCTTGAAAACTATTTCGCGCCTGTTGAGGTACGTTTTAACCCATCTGATAGCATTTGTAGCACTTACGTAAACCACGTCCTCATTGTACTCCCCTTGACTGCCCAGTTGAATAGCCAGTATAAGTTCCTGTACGGATAAGCTGTACTTGTATGATTTTACCCATTTGTAAATTTCGTCACATGTAAATTTAACATCCTGGGAATGCTTCTTGTTGTGGCCTAATCTCTGGATAGCCGTATGAATGCATACTAAAATGACATCCTGAACAGTTGCATCGTATCTAGGTATTTTATCCAGAGGAACACCGATTGATTGAAGTATCTCTTTTATTTGGTCTGATGTTACGGTACGGACTGAAACCGCCGTGCTATTTTCTTTTGGATTTGCGCGTATCATTGCCGCCTCATTCTCAGGGAACGTATAACCGTGGATTAAGTTGGTTGATTTTTCCGGTAAATTATTCATCGTTTTCATTGTTAAAAGTTCCAAGTCCTTCGTAAATATCATTCACAGACTGCCGAATATTACTGACTTTAACATCAACTTTAACATCTACCTTCGAATGCAGCCATTTTTCTATAATGTCGTTGTTCCTGGTCCAGAATTCCGCGTGCATATATCTAAACCCGCTTTCAATATGATGTGAACTCCTGGAGGCGTTTAAAATGGCTTGCTTTATTTCCTTCACTGAGTACGTTTTTAACCGTTCCTTCAACTTAGATTTGTTCAGTGCCTTTCTTCTTATCTTGGTACACTCGTATAAGTGATCAAGTAACCATTTGCCGGAATTATTTGGTTGTGTCTCTATTTCATAGAAATAAATGAAGTTGTCAACAATTTTCATTACATCCACGGCGCTAAAGGACTTATCTTTTTTATGGGCCTCTTTTAATTGCCTTTCTAGGTCTTTATATGAGTTACTATTTTTCATACTATTCTACTAAGGATTTGTCATCAATATATTTTAAAACATAATCATCATTTTCATCCTCGAATTGATGTTGTCTACAATATTCATTGTCCCAATGTTGACACCTATCACAATAATCTAAAGAATAAGTTTCTTCACTAACTATTGGGTCAAAAGGGTTTTTACTAGTTCCATTATATCCCGTAATAATAAGAGGTTCATTAATTGCTTTTATGTTCTTTGGTTTATCTTTAAATGAAGCAACATTCGACATCCAATAATAACATCCATTAAGACCATCTATGTATTTTGGAGAATCGAACGAAGATATATTACCACCAGAGCCAGACTCATAATATCGTATATTTTTTGTATCGCCATAGAAAATTTCAAAATCCCAGTGAGTCATACCTCCTGAATCATTAACAGTAATTGCAAAATGAGGTATTCCATTTTGATATTCTATATAAGCAACTATTTTACCCTTATGTTCCATCGTCTTATCCTTTAGTTCAATTCTGTTTTATAATCCCATAATTAGATTATTCTTAGCCCCCATAGCGTCCAATACACCATACATTTGAGAAGCACAATAGATATCCATACAAATATGATTTGATGCATCTCCTACACTCATAGCAATATACCATTTGTAAACAGGTTCATCCACATTGCAATAAATTGATCCGTTTATTATTGATATTCGGTAAATTGTTCTTGGCTTTTTAGTCCCGTCTGGCTGACTCGCCTTAACTACCTTTCGAGTAAATCCGACTAATCGTAGTTGCTTTTTCGTTAGATTCAATTGTTTCATAGTTATAGTATTTAAGTTAAAAATAATTCTTTTCCTCAAAATGTTTGCACTCCTTTTTCATAGGCTTATTTAAAATGTCTCCAAAATCAAACGCTCCATTATCTCCTAATTCAATTCTTATTGGATATAAAAGAGTATCAACCTTAGAACAATAAAATACCTTGACATTTCGCGAATCCTCCCCGTGGAAGGTATCATAATAATACGCTCTCTCTTGAACCTCCAAGTGATCGCAACCATGACATATTCTAAAATTGTCTGGATTCTTTAAACATTTAAATTCGTGTTTTTCACAAGCGGTTTTTATCTGATACAACTTTCGGCAATGTTCGCACTTGTAAACTTCTTTAGTCTCGATTATCATATTATCAATCTTTAAGTTAAACAATCTATTGATAGACCGGAGGCTTTCAGAGTGACGTAGTTAACTAAAGTTACCAAAGCTAACTACATCAATAACAATCTCCCGATGAGCCATCGGCAACGTCATGACTTCGGGAATTACACCCAAGCGCTAGTACTTCCATCGCTAAGTTTGTAGCCCTATACCATGATACACGATACAGGAAAGTACCCGATCCAATAACCATTTACGGTTAAAGTTTTCTTTTGATTGACCCCAAAATGTGTAAAAAGGGTTACCACAATCCGACCAAGGTGTTTGAAAGGTAACCCACTCCGAGAGGAGATTTTTAAATAAGTTCTTGCTGTTACCTTGGTCGGGTTTGCAATTATGTGATTACAAACTAAGCGATAATTAAGGGGAATTCCAAATATCAGGCTTTCCCTTTTACAAATGTCAGGTCATAACTACCCTTATCCTTTAGCCATGCCATTGCTGTATGCCCTCCCATGATGGTTGCAGGATGCTTTATTTCATCAACAAAGGTTTCATCACCGTCCAGGGTATTCATCACCTCAACTTTATCACCCACCTTGTAAGCATCGTTGAATATATTGATCCGGTTTTCTAATAGTTGTTTGTTCATAATAATCTTAGTTTGTTGTTTATTTTAGTTTACTGATCTCTTCCAAGGCCCACAATTGGAAAACATTGAATTTATTGTCTACCATATTTGCAAAAGCGTAGGATTGTGATGATGATAATTCAGGAATTTTTACGTGCATATCATTAATCCATTTTTCAAGCTTCTCTTTATCCGGTGCAAGTTGGGCCTGTCTTTTCTTATCCTCGGCTTCTTTCTTGGCTTGTGCTTCCTTTTCTTCCTTAGCTTGTAGTTCGGCCTCCGCTTTCTCCTTTGCTTCCGTCTGAGCCTTTAATTTGGCCGCGTTAGCTTCACGTTCATTTTTGATTTTGGCTTCTGATTTTCGGTTTAATACATTCCATTGGTGACGCTCTTTTTTCATTTTTGCTTCACTTTCCTCCGCTTCTTTTTCCAACCTGTCGTTTTCAGCTTTGATTTTGGCCTGCTCTTTTGTAAACTCTTCATCCTTTTTTACCGCATCAGACAACATTTTACCGAATTCAGTTGAGGACGTTTCTAAGGTCAAAACAGAGACATCCGTAAACTTTGTTAAAGGCAGTAATTTCTCCCATCTGTCATCATACACCACTTGTTTAACCCGTTTCATCTCTTCCTTTTTGTCATGATCGGATTTACGGGTGCGCAATGTATCCATGTACGCCTCAAACTCTTCTGTAGTTGAGTTTCTAATATCCGGTGCAACTCCTTCTGTGAAATCATTGAACTCACTTATTTTAGTGTCTCGTGCAATTTCCAACTGATCCAAACGATCGCCTTCAATCTTTTCACCATGCTTTAACTTAGCACCGTTCAACACTAAGTCGTAAATGTCCTCTTCCATTTCACCGAGTCCCGGAACATTGTATTTTTCAAATCCCTCCAATTCCGTCATACGTTCCTGTGCCAGTTTTTCTTTGCGCTCAGACTCCTTATTCTCATAATAGTTCTCAATCTCCTTCAACTTCTCTTCCATTTGCTCAACGGGTTTAGTCTCCCTGTTTTTATGAGCATCAACAAATTTACCCGCCGCAAGAAAGAAAGCCTTTTGAGTTCTGTGTATATCAGAAATTCCAGTTCTAGTTTTAACAAGATCTTTCCTTAATCTACTGGCTCGCTTTACCAGATCTACCGTAATTTCTTCCTTGATAATTTCAGCGTATATTTTTGCGTACCCGTCACGTTCTGCAATCTTTGGCAGAAATGCCTGCTCAATAGTTACCACGCTTTTATCTTCCAACCCGTATTCCTTCGGGTCAATTTTTAATTCTTCTGTTTTCGTTTCTGTACTCATAATGTTATTTTTCAAAAGTTAAGTATTTGGTAAATGTTTTAAATCCGCAAATTCCGCTGCCAATAGGCCGTATCCAACAATGAAGTTTCCCAATGCTCAATACCTCAACCCTTTGGTTGCTTGATTTCATTCGCTCTTTTGGGTTGTTCTCCATAAGTTCAGCAGGCTTTTCGTAAACCGCTATTCTTGTTCCTGACATGTAGTTTCCCTGCTTTTAATTGCCCAGTATACTCCCAATAATTCCTTGTCAAACGTAACACATTGGGGCGCGTTCTTCTCTATCGCTGTGCGCATCCTTTCAAGCCAGAACGGCTCATTTTCGCTATTATCAACAAACTCTATCTGCTGTGCGGTCGTTAGTTTTAAAAATGCTTTCATTGCTCGTTTGCTAATTTATTTTGGATGTCTTTTGCGCTGTAAGGATTGCCTGCGCTGATGGCATCCAGTTGATTGTCTTTAAGGTATTGTAGCACTTCGCCTGCGCGCTCGGCAGTCATGATATCAATATCGCTTTCAATCACTAATTTTTGATCTTCACTTAATGCACTAGTCCTGATTAAAGTGTAAATTAATTCCTCCTGTCCAGGTGTTATTTTATAATCGAAATTATCTAAATCAATCGCTTTTGCAAGCCTTTCATAACGCTCGGTCTTAGGAAGGTATTTAACTATTCTTCTAAGCACCGTTTTACGTGACATTTCATCATAATCTGTTTCCCAAATAGCGGTTTTTGATTTGCCAGATTTAAATGCCTTGTAGCTTTCTGATTTATCACGTATATTATTTATCTGCTCAGAGGTCATTACTTCAACTTGCTTTGTTCCATCATGAAGAATTGCCACCGCATAAACCTTTTCCAGAATAGTCGTTTTTCGTTTAGGTTTGTGAATAATCTCTACAGATGTTCCAAGTATTTCCTCAAATTCATCACCTTCATAAACAGGATAACAGTAAATAGTTTTTGCGCTTCCGGTATCTGTTACCAACTTAACTAATCCCTGATATCCTGGTTCCAAGTGACACTCAACCTGACTGATTGTAGCGTTCCATCTAGGAACCAGATATGCGTATTTTAACACAGGATTAAGGCTTAGACCTGTCTGTGCTACGTTCATAACCGCAAGTAACTTACTAGCGTCTGTCGATTTATTAAGGTATTTATTTTTATTAAACGCCTGAACTGCAAATGATGCTTCTTTTAAGAATGTGGTTTCGTCTACAAGCTGTACAAACCTGTCTTTTATGTTGTCGAATGTGCTTATTTTTTGTAAATTACTCATAATCAGTTTATTTTAATGAATATAAATTTGAAGAATTCAGGATCATGGTTACTCATAAAATTCAACTCGTCAATCAAAGCGTTGTTAAACTTTATGTTGTATTGATTCCATCCATAATTGTCTATAAAATCCAATTCACGGCCACTGAAATCTGAACTATCCACCAACATCATTTCAAGAAGTTTAACGCTCTTAACTTTATACTGATAATCTTCTCTGTCCAATAGCAGGATTTCCTCATTAGTCCACTTTTGTATGTGGTTGAATTTCATATCTCTTAATTTACGAGTGCAAAATTTACGTCTTTGGCGATTGCTTTGGCTCTTTCCCTGTCCAAATAGTCCCATAATTTGAGGCCGTGTAAATATGCCGCTAGTCTTACCTTTACGCTGAACATGTTGGTTTCAACCATTGCCTGTGCTTGTTCGTGTGTTGACGCGATACCTATAACATCTCCTGATACCTTTTCACTCATAAGGCAGTAGGATACACTGCCGTTTTCGAATCTGATAATTTTGTATTTCATAGTTATTTTTAGTTATAAGTTAATTTCAATCCAGTCTGCTATTTCTTCGAATGTTGAACCAGAATCATTGCTATTGCTTATAAATGTAACAATTTCATTTTCTATATTATCACCCTTGATTAAATCCGGAATCATCGAAACATCAGCATCAACTGTATACTTGTCATCTCTATTTTGAATATAACCTGCTTCTCCCAATTGAGTTGGGCTTATGTCAAATAACATACATACAACTCCAAGACAACAAAAGCAGTTACGCCTATGTAACGCACCCTTTCCCTGTTTATATTTTCCACTTCTAAGGGCTTCAACCCATTTCTTTTTAAACTCAATCGGGAGTTTTTCCGTTATTTCAAAGTTGTGTTTCATAGTTTTATTTTTAGTTGATTTTATAATTCTTTAGATCCTAAATCCTCGCCAAGTATTTCCTCAATCTTAACAAGCATTTTGAACGAAAATTTGTTCTTGCTTATAGCGTCCCGAACTGATCCAGGATGATATCCTGTTTTTTCAGCTAATTCTTTTTGGGATATTCTGGATATTAAGCAACCCATTCTTATCCTGTCTGATGTTGTCATTTTTTGTTAATTATTTTATTTTAAAAAATATTATTATCAGCTAAGAAGCAATGGATAGCGTCTAATTTTCCGGTTTCATCAGCCTTATTAGATCGACACCAACTCTTTAATTCGCTTACTAAAGAGTCTTTACCTTCTTCAGTTGCTCTTTTAAACTTTTTGTTTAATTTTTCAAATACTTCGTTAAATCTAGTTTCAGTTTTCATGGTGATAAATTTTTGTTGTCTCTTATTATTGTATACGACAAATGTAGTTAAAAGGTTACTGTTGTAGTGTATATTTCTAATTTATTTCAACAAAAAGATTTGCAGATAACGCAAAAAGCCCATCCAAATTAATGAACGGGCTTTTTTACAACTATGAAATACAATGCTAAGATTGATTTGCCATACGAATATAGTTAAATCAGTGGTAGTTTTCAAGGAATTCTTTGAAAAAATCGGTATAATCCTGTTCTACGGACATAATCTTTTCAAAATCTGCATCGGCCCTGTTCATCGAAGAACCGTCTTTTATCATTAGGTACTGGATTAATTCAGTACGCTTCTGCATCATTGTGCGATCCCTTCCACCGTGTTTATAGGCGATGTCGAACAGGTTAAACTGCTCTTGTGGAATTACGTTAATTTCACTTATCATTTACGCATTAATTCGTGAATCTCCCTGATGATCTCAGATTTATTTTGCTCAATCTTAAGCTCAAGATGGTTGAATTTTTCCGATAATACGTCGTGTTTGTTGTTTATATCCGTTTCGATCTTGTCTATTTCACCCTTAAATGTCTTGCACTGTGATTCCAGATAGTGAATTCTCTGCTTAAGAAGAGTAACCCCCTCATTAAGCTTGTACCACATTTTAACAAATCCCCAAAGCGTGCCTCCTGCAACCGTTGTTGATGTTCCTCCAATTGCCAGTATTTCAGTTACGTCCATATTATATTCCTTCTGTTTGCCAATCTGGGCCGATTAAAATGATTTTAATTCCTTCATAAGTCTGCTCTACGGTAAAAGTTGCCGCCATTATTTCATCCAATGTATACTCAGGATATTTTTCAAGCATTATGTCTATCTCCTTTTGAGTTGTTTTAATATACAGTTGGGTTTTAGGAATGCTAAGACGTTGCGTAGAATCAAGACCTATGCACATCTTTAGCGCGTCCAGATAGTCCTCATTTTGAGCCTGCGATTTGTCCATTATAAAGCGTCTTCTTAACATGGTGATGGTGCTTCTTTTGTAATGTTCGTTGAATCCATATTTACAGGCGTTCCATCGTTGGTTCCTCCTGATGCCTGGTCTCTTATTTCTGCAATTGTATCACCGTCTATAGGGAACCAACTCACCAAATTAGATGATGCGCTATGTGAATTTAAGTTAAGAGGACACCCGCTATTATACGATTCAGTTACCTCTGCCGCACTTAACTCTTTGTCCCAAAACGCCAGTCCCTTAAGGTTCGCATCAAGGAAGTTTTGAAATACTGTCCTTTCTCTGGCTCCTACCGTCAGGTCGTCAACAGCAGGGTCAACACCCAAACTATCAAAAGTGGTCGTTAAGCTCACCGAGATCCCGTCAATGTATATTTTTACACTGCTTGCCGCCGTTGCCGTTGATTTAGTAACAGCAACATGCGTCCACGTAGAGACTGATAGCGTTGCAGAAGTAGTTTCAACCTGTATCCTAGCCACCGGAGCCTCGTCTCCCTGTAAATAAAATATAATCTTATCTCCTGAAGTCACCGCAGTAAAAAATCCTGAAGGACTTGGCAAAGGAACTTGATTAGAGGCAACTATTTGCAATATACCAGTTGCGTTTAAATGTATCCAATATTCATAAGAGAATGCTTCGGTTCGAGCAAACGTAAGGCCGCTAAATGAACCATGGTCTACCCGTTCATTAGTGCCATCAAATAAGAGTGATTCTTTAATTCCGTTATAAAGACGGCAACTAATGCTTTGATCTGCTGTTGATAACTGTAATCCGTCAGTTAAACATTTAACAGTGTAATTGCCGGAAACTATAGATTTCTGCAATTGGATCTCGCCTGAAAGCGGTTTAAGTATATCGCCCGATAAAACACCCCGTAATGAACTAATCTCATGAATGCTGTCTTCAGTTCCTTGTTGTTTTACCTGTATCCTTACTACAGCTTCGAAATTAGTTGGACTTATTTTTGTTTCTCCGTCATCAAACGTGACGGTAACTTCGCTGTTTTCATTTTGAATTAAATTATCAGAAATAGGGTTTCCGTTTTTATCCTTGATAGTGACCTCCCCCGTAAAATCAGGTGTTACATTTATGTCTTTTTCGTAATCAAAAACCCTGAATACAGGAGTTAAAGCATTATAGGTAGTAATAATTCCGCCTTTGTTTACCCTGAGAACCTGCCTGTATTTAATTTGTGAAGTCAATATAGAGTCATCATAATTATCAGACTTCTTGTTTAATCCGTTGTTCAGCTTGGATGTATCGAAAAATTTACCAGGCGCACTCTGTAATTTCTCCCAATCCTGCCAGGTTATTTTTAACCCAATCTGGTATTTATATTCCTGTGCTCCGGCGGCGAATATTCCATTTTCTATATTCAGGTTGTTAAATTGATCATTTGGGGGAAGTAAAAAACCTCTTTCGCTTTCTAGTTCTAATACCTGCACGGTATCGCTTCCTTCCTGAATAAATGTCTGTGTAATTGTGGGTACGGTATCTGATTTAATAACAAATATTTCACCCGTTACCGTGTCTTCTGCTATCAATTCTATTGATAGGCTCTCTACTACATTGGCCCGTCCTGAACCTTCAATAAAAAAGAATCCTGATAGCATAATTCCTTCCTCAATCCATGTTTGAAGGCTTGTAAACCCTGTGCTTACCCCGTCCACAAAGTCAAGAGGGTGGTTGTAAAAGTGCATCACCTCATTGCTCACAAGTCCGGCAATGTCCGGATTCTTTGTTAACCTGTCGGCATCTATATTAAGGGCTACGCGGTTGCTTTCTTCTGCATTCAAAGAGGTATTATCTGCCAATGAAATGTATAAATCATAAGCCCCGTCATCAAATATAAGGGCCAATTGGGCCACTGTATATTGGATGTCAAAAACAACAGTTAATATGTTAGCCGCAAGAGTGGCCTCATAGTTTGTTATAACTGTCCCGCTAGTTGCCCCCGCGTCAATATCATTTTTTAAACTCTCGTAAATCCATGCAGTCTGATAATCCTCTACCGTAGACTGATATGCGGATTCTACAGGTAAGTAACTATGGTGAACTATAGTACTGTCTCCTATTGTGAATGTGCCGGAAACCCTGCTTATTACTGCCGTTACCCTCGTCACTGCCTTGGCTTCTATTACATCCAATGGCCCGTTAGTGGCAACATTAAGATAGCTTACAGAGTCAACCACATAGTCATTTACCCCTCCGTCAAAATTTTCATTTCTCCAACCTACAAAGTCGGTGGTATTTCGCTTAATTGGAAGTGTACGGAGTCTTGAATTATCATTACCCACCCCTATGTCTATAATCTGATTGTATAGTATGGTTTCAGTCCTGTACGGGTCGGGTATATTATTTGTCTGTAAGTTATTTAACTGATCTTCCTTTCCTGAAGGAATAATAATAAAATCATGCTCAACCTCAAAAAACTGTACAAAATTAGCAGATACAGCTCTCCTTTTAGCCTGCGATGAACCTGTATTTCCAAGATCTGGAACAAAAGCAACGCCGGCATGAAAAGCTAAATCTGTCAATCCTTTATATTCAAACCCTTGAATCGACTTCAACATCTGCTGTATTAGATCACTACGGTCTGATATTTGGGTGAAATTATATTGATACCTTAGCGTGTCCAATTCAGTCGTCAGCTGCATGTCAACATTAACATAAGTATTCGGAACCAATGGAGCGAGCAATGTTATTTCCATGAAATTACCGGATACAAGCGTTATAATCTGACCAGGTGCCGCGCCTATACCTCCCCCCGAATTATCCGTAAAAGTAAATACATCGCCTACCCTCCATCCGTCTGCAACAAAATCAGCAGTATTTGCGGTAATAGATGTTACACCGCTGATTGTCTGTACTAAAAACTCGTCACCGTTTCCTACATTCGCCTTGCTTTCAATCTGTACCCTGAACTGTAAATTGGCGCGCACTTTTTCACCCGCATTGGCTTTTAATACGGTAGTCGTGTCGGCCCCTCCGGTGCTAAACCCCCTGAACTCGTAACTAAATACTATGGATTCTAATAAAGTAGGCATTATGTGAATCTTCTTTTAATTGGCGTCTGTTTCTTGTCGGTAAATGCTATAACAAACTTCCCGTTGCTGTTTCTTTCAAAGTAATTTGATTCCGGTATTCCCTCTGGATAAACAGGAATTCCTTTGTATCGTTCAAGATAATCAAATAGTCCGTATCCTGTTATAGTCATTTCATTAGCTAATAATCGATCCTTAATAAAGGGAACCATTATACTGCTAGGGTGAAGTTTTAAATTCAGTGTGTAAACTGTTTTAACTTTTATCTGAATCTGCGTCTTAACGCGTCCTGTAGTAATTAGGCTCTCGTCAATTAATTCGTATTCAGGATTGCCAAAGAACCCGTACAGCCTGATGTGTCCCTCCCATTCGAATCCTTCATAATTAAATCCCCCTTCAATCACTCCGGTCTGCTTTGTAACAACCCTGATTGTGTTGTCTGCAACTTCTTCCCTGAAGAGTTTTAACCTGAAATCATGGCTTATTTTAGTGCTTGTTTCTCCAATAATAACACGTTCTGCGGTAAAATGATATAAACCCGGGCCAAAATCATCAAATATAAAATTCCAATCGGCAAGAAAACCTACTTTTAACTGATCGGGGAAAAATGAAGGTGGAAAAAACGTACCGTATAGATTATTGTTCAATGTTGCCAAAGGAAGAAAAATACCGTCTTTAAATAATTTAATTACTACGGTGTCCGTGATTAAAGTAAGCCCAAACAGCAAATCCGTTTTATCATTCTTGTACTGATCAACTACAACTCCACCAAACTCAGAGAACACAGTTTCAACATAATCACACTGAAATAGGCTTAAATCAAAGGATTTAGGTATCAGTTCATCCAAATCAGACCGCGTAATTACACTAACGTCCTGTTTGGTCGTTAGTCCGTTCGCAATATGTGCGTTGCTGTCTCCTAATTGTTTTGTTATAGCCATTATTGACTGTACTTATTATTCATTTTATCACCCAGTTTATTTATGTTTTTTTCAAACGCCTCTATTCCTTCTAAATCATTTTTTGTCATTGCTTCAATGCCGTTTTTTAAAAGATTGTGTATTTCGTTTTTTTCATCCATTTGGTTAATAAATGGATTTGCACAATCAAACGCTTTTTTAAATGCTTCCCCGAATTTATCAATATCATTTATCATGTCGTGCTGATTACAAGTTCCTTTATATTGTTCGTATACTGCTCTTCAATCCAATAGTCAACAGTTGCAACATCCTTGTCTAACTCCCATTCTAACTTCTCAATCTTAGCACGTTGCCCCTTATTTGTCGCAAAATAAGAATTTTCTATTACTTTTAAAAAATCAGAAAATACAAACGGTATAGTCCTGCCTCTGAATAGTCTTCTTTGTCTTGTTCCAGGATGAACATTAGCGAATGAATCGCTTATATAATACTTGTTATAAAGGGTTAATGCGCTGAATAAATCCCTATGGTTCTGAGGAATCCTATAATCAGGTTTTAAAGTTTCAGAAACGTCTTCCAGTACAACGAGTTTTGGTGTGCTGTAACTCTTTGAACTAATTCTTACCGCTCCTATACGGTCATTGCTAAGGTAATTAACCACGGTCTGAACAAATGGTGGTATACCCGTAACATTGCTTAAATTGGCTCCCAATTGATTTCCGTATATCTTATTAACCTGCTCCATCAGTGGGGCTAATTTCTTCTGTATTTGAGAAAGAAGTTGCTCAGCTTCATTAAGTGTTGACTTACGGCTTGCAGGAGCGCAAGGAATTACGATTTCCTGCAATCCTTTTATCAAAACCTTCTTTCCGGTTTTATCAACAACGAATTTCGGAGTCCTAATAGCCTGTGAATCTATTCCGGCATCATCTGATAGCGTCCACTGGTCTGACTGATCGGACGTGAGGCTGATTATTGTTGAGCCAAACATTTCATCCGTATTAGGCACAAATTCCTCGCTTTGCAACGTTATTGCGTCCGCGTCAATATTGCCTACATCCGGTAATTGGTACGTACTGTTTTTAATCCAAAACGGATCTGCATCGGTTCTTAGATGTACGGTATTATCAATTATTCCAATCCTTGCGTTGCCAATCTTAAGGGCTATATTAATAAGTCTTGCAACAGTCTGTCCAGGTTCTCCTATCTTTGGTACACCCCTGAATATTTTTGTCTCACCAGATCCTTTTGCGGGCATGTATGCAACAATGGATAATTCATCTATCCCGGTTTCAAAATCATACCCAAAATGATTAACAGCTTTCTCAATTAGATCCTTAATAAACATTCCCCTGTTGAATTGCACAGGAGGTGCTAATAGTGCAACCATTCTTATTACAAGTTTTCCAATTTGGAATACAAGAACTATAAGAAAAGCAATGTCAAGTATAAGTGTAAGTACTGCTAATACAAGAGATCCAGGTATTCCGGTTACAGTGCTTGCCAGACCTACAATAATACCTATATCTTTTAATATCTCCTTTACAAGCCTTGCCCCTTCAATTATCAGCATAACCAAAGTAAGTTCAAGCATTGCAATCTGAGCCTCTGCATCCAAAGGCTCGACTATAAAAGGAATGTTTATGTAGTCACTTAATTTAAACACCCCTTCACTTTCAAGGAATTCAAACGTATTGACCCGCGCAATATCGTTGAATGAATTTAGACCGTCAAGTTTTTTCACTCTGCACTCTACCTCTACGGGGCTTATTTCCCTGTAACCCTTGGTAAAATCAAAGAATCCGTTAAAAGCCTTTATTGTCGTGTCGTTACTTGCCTCTATGCTAAATGGCATACCTTCGAATAATCCCGGCCCTCCAGTTAACCCCGCTTTTCTGTATTTAATAAATTCCCGTGCGGACTCATTGGAGAACACAAACAAATCAGTATTTATACTAGGTTGCACAGACTCAGATATCCGGTTATCATTGGTGTCCGTAAACACAAATGATGCAGACAGCTTTATACTCTCCCAGTTGTCCGGCTCGTGTCCTGTTTTGCCGTTAAGCTTGAATATTAAATTAGTCAGTCCCATTAAAATATACTGCCTTTTTCGTAAATATCAATAGTTCTTTTTCCGTTTCCGTCCTGATAGTCTTTCATTAGTCTACCTAGCGCATCCAAAGACCAGTTAGTCTGCTTAATTTTCTTATAGGCGTTATTATTTGATTCAATTAAGTCATCCATTTTACTCAACATCTGCCCATTATTTTCATACATATTGGTAACGTGCAAGGCTTGATGTGTTTTATCAACATCCACCAACTGACGCAGTTTAAACTGCTCATTCTGCTCTATAACATCAAAAATACCGTCCCTTGTCGTTATTCCTTTGCTCCTTAATTCTGCGGTTTCATCAGGGTTTAAAATCATTTCATTGCCGTCTACACGTATGGCGTATCCGTCCCGTCCTGACACGGTTGGCTTTCCTAATGATTCAGCTACATTGTCAGCGCCTGTAAAGAATCCTGTCAATGCCGCTATGGCTAGTTTAGCGGCCGCAAATTCTGAAATAGTGGTAAGCACAGGGTTCTTGTCGTTTGGGTCACTGGCATTGCTTGCTAACAGTTTTAAGAATACTAAACCTTCCTCAATTCTCTTTTGCCGTTTAACTTCTTCTGCTCTGTCAAGTTGCGCTTTACGCTCTTCCTGTCGTGCGAACACAAGATTGTTTTTAGCACTAGCGACACCGCGTCTTGCGTCTTCTGCGAGTGATTTTTGCAGGTCTCTGCTTGCTTTGATTTCTTCATCAAACTCATTTAATCTTTCTTTGTGCGCTTCACGTTGAGCTTGCGCGGCCTCATCCAAGGACTTGCCTATAATAGAAAGTCTTCTTTCAAATGATTTACGCACATCTTCCTCGGCTTCCTTGTTGGCGTCTGCTATTACTTTATTCGCATCCGTTACAAAATCAAATATATCCGACTTGAACGGTTCTAAATTTGCACCTATGTCCAGAGTTACCTCTAATCTATCAGGCACTTCCTCCAATGCTTCTAATCCTAGGTTTTGGAGTCTTTTTAATTCAGCCTGTGCTTCTCTTATTTCAGAACTTAATCTTGCTATATCCTCCTCACTTGTTGTTTGTTTTCTTTGATCCTGAAGATCTTTTAACGCTTTCTGCTGAAGCTCTATTAATCCCGTTAATTCTCTTCTGGCTTTTTTATTACTGTTAACGGCACTTGTATTCGAATTAAATGCTTCGGTTTCATTTTCAAGAAACTCGTCTATGTCAATACCAAGGGCTTTAAATTCTTCATTAATTTTAATTAAATCTTTCTGGTTTGTATTTAAACTAAATACCGCTCCGGATAATCTGTTTATTTGAGGAGCAATAAGCTCTAATATTTTTTCAAAAGCCTTTAATTCATTCAGACTGCCGGATGTGCTTGCCGCTAGTTCACCTGTTATTTTAGCGGCGGCAGTAGCTACAGCTGCCGGCCCTTTTTCAATAGCGTCTATAACTTCAAATATACGTCCGGCCCCAAAATCTAACTCACTGATATCAATACTTTCTCTTAATGCCTGTACTTGTGATTGTGCGTTTTTAGCTAATTCAATTGCTGTTTCTAATCTGGCTTTTTCTACAATTAAATTTTTAGTAGTTTCACTTTCAAGAACTTTGTCCGCAAGTATCTTTTTCCTTACGGCTCTTATGTTGACTTCTAAGGCTCCTGTTTCTTGATTTATAACAACGACACTCTCCCCGAATCTGTCTATTAATTGGGTTGTTATGCTTATTAATTCATTTTTCTCATCTGCATTTAACTCAACCTTACCGGTTAGTTCATCATATCTGTTTGCAAGCTTCTCATTTTCCTGGGTGTTTTCCCTCGTTGATTTCAGAAGTCTTAAATTCTCGTCTGTTAATTCTGATTGCGACTTCTTAACCTCCTTTGTCTGCCCGCTAAGTGTAGATAATACATTGCTAAGAACTTTCACTGCGGTAGTCATAACTGTACTAGAATCCACAACGTCATCAAGCGCTAAAATAAACCCTTCCCATGAGCTATTGAGTATTTTAATGGCCCCGTCCAATGTATCGAGCTGTACGTTTGCCATTCGTTCGGCCGCACCACCTGCATTGTTTAATCCCTGCTCTAATAATTCCGTTGCCTCTGTACCGTCTGCTAATATTAGAAAGGCTTTTGCCGCTTCTTTCCCGACAAGATCTACGGCAGTCTGTAATTTATTGGTGCTTTTACTTACTTTTTCAAGTCCTTTTTGTAAGGTTAGTCCCTTTGTGTTAAGGTTAATAAAAGATGTTGCTAAACTGGATCCGGCTTTACTTCCGCTTATACCCGCATTGGCTAACGTTCCTAGTAATGCTGTTGTAGTTTCAACATTAAGACCCACAGCTTTTGCCGCAGGTGCCGCTGTCTTCATTGATTCCCTGAACTTCTCAATATCCAGTGCAGATGTACTGAAAGATTTAGCCATCACATCAGTAACGCGCTGTGTTTCGCTCGCTTCTAATCCGAACCCGCCAAGTGTAGCCCCTGCAATTGCGGCCGCTTCTGCAAGATCCGAACCTGTTGCTGCCGCTAGGTTTAACGTAGCCTCTGTGGCGTTAACTATGGCCTCCGGACTGAATCCAAGTTTTGCAAACTCAGTCTGCAATCCCCTTACCTCTGTTGCGCTGAACGCAGTACTTGCGCCTAGTCTTTTTGCGTCATCTGCAAGTTTTCCTATATTGTCATCCGTGGCTAAATCACCAAGAACAGCCGCTAAATTAGCTCCCGCCTGCTCGAAATCTTTTATAATGTTTACAGCTGATCCAATGGCTTTGCCTGCAAGCAATACACCTGCCGCAATAGCTCCCGCACCGGTTGCAAACTGCCCTACCGTTCCAAGTGATCCGGCAAGAGCACTTTTGTACTCTCCTACTCTTCTTTGAAATTGTCCTACGTCTGCCTCGGCTTTCTTAACAGACCTGTCTAATTTATTTATTTCATTTCTTAAGGCAATGGTTGATTTTGTGGCGCCCTTACCGGAAAACACAAGGTCTTTGTACTCCCTACGCATGTCATTAAGCCGTTTTGTAGCCTTCAGAAATGCTGAGTTCGCTTTTTCCTGTGCCCTCTGTACTTTTTCGGTGGCTTTAGCTACTTTTTCTGCTTCACGTTGAGTCTGAACATCGAGACGTTGCTTCTCTCTTAATGTTTGTATTCTTGCTTTTTCTGCTCTTTGTACCTCTACAGATAGTTGCTTTTTTTGCTTTTCAATGGCAATCAACTCAATTTCTGCCCTGGTAACCTGGTCAATTTCCTTTTCAAGAATTGTAAAATCATCTGTTTTTTTAAAATCAAGCGCACCCGTAACCTTTTTACTGTTTGATATAATTTTTATAAGACCCTGATTAATAAGGTCAAGTTTGGATTCTAAATTAGTTAAACCTTGTAGGTCATCATTTGATATAAATGTCATTAAGCCGCTTTTTTACTGTTGATTAATGAAACCTCTCTTTTTCTTTTCTCAGTATGACCCTTTACTATGTCGTGGTATTTTAGTACTGATGTTTTCCATATATCTATCTCACCCCTGTTTGGATCATCCTCAAGTATGTTAACGCTCTCGCCATTGCTTATTTTGTCACTGTTTTTAACACTTAATTCAATCGATCTTATCTGCGAATCAATCTGTGACATGGAGTTTCTTATAAATTGATTTTTGGTCAAAATCAAATCACATTTTAGCCCGTGATATTCAACCTTAAGCTTTAATAGCGTGTCGAAATCCTCTGATAAGCCCACATACTTCAGGTAAGAATTGTAAATATCATTCCATAGAAATGAGGATTTAACGCTTTTATCTTCCATCCCGATAAGGTCTTTGTGAAGCCACTTAAAATCGCCTTCCTCGTGAACCTTCCACCACGCGCCAATAGACAGGAATTCAACAGAATCATGATAGTGCTTTCTTTGCCTCCATAGCAAAAAAAGGTTGTATAAATTCGCACAATATGAGTAAACTCTCTTCACTTAATCCAATTATATCAGGCCCGAATCCGTCCGGCTGTGGATCGGTTAACACGTCTCCCCCGCCCTTATCGGCATCGGCCTCTATCCTAAATCCCTTAAGCACCGGAACAACCTTAAAAGAGTTGTAAAACTCTTCCGTATCACTAAGGGTAATATGATCAGTCCGTTGCCCTTTCTGTACTTTTATCTGAATAGTAAAAGGGCTGTAATTGCCGAGTGAAACACCTAGCGAATCTTCACCCTTTTCGAAAAGCTGATTTTTTGTATTAAGTTCAGTTATTTTTTGCTGTACTGCCGGTATCCTCCATACTTCTCGGAGTACCCTGTTTACATCGAACTGCTTAAATTTTTGCTGTAGCCTTTCAAAACTATTCATAATAAAAAAGGGGCTTATTTATCGCCCCCTTCCTCCTTCAAAACCTTAACCTCTACGTCTACTTTTTCTTCATTCCCCCGGGCCTTTTGAACGTCTTTCCAGGCCTTATTGACGTCTACTTTCCCCTGAAATACTTCCTTGAAGTCTTCTTTTTTCTTCAGGCGCTCAATGCCGTCCAAAGTGAACGAGCATTGATTACCTTTGTATATATATATAAATTGCATATTACGGTACTGCTATGTGTCTAACTGGTCTTAATTCGAATTTCTTAATAATTCCTGCCGCTGAACTGGTCGTCTCCAATACATCCTGATCTGTTGCCGCAGGATGAACTACGACATAAATTCCGCTCAATGCAGGGGTTTCTACTACCGTAGTAATTGTAATAGATCCAGGTACAGGGCTAATTTCGTTAAGCTCAAAATCTGCGGCTAATGCTCCGACAAACTTAACCTTCTCTCCAAGAAATCCAGTATCGAAAGTACATGTCATTGTGTACCCTGTAAGAGAAATAGCCGAAATAACAGCATTCACGGATACAACACCTTTAGCTTTCAAAATGTCTGCATCTTCATCAACATTCACGGGTGTTAACCTTGAGTCCTTGATTAACTTACCGAAATCAAACTGAATCGTTACATCGTTTGCAGTATCATTGGTCATATAATGATAAATCGCATCAAATGTTTCCGGTGTGATTTGCAATGGCCTTCCTATCCCTGCGTCTACTTCCTCAGTTACTACAATTCCGCATCTGTCTACTAAGAAGATAGACCAGTCAGCGGAAGGGCCGCACTCAGCAACTTCAAGTCCTTTAAGTATTACCGAGTCAATGCCTTTAAACATGCCCGTAAAACTTCTAATACCGTCTCTTACACGAAAGTTAGTACCATCAGCCGCTGTATCAAAAACAGTGTCGGCTTTTGGTAACAGCGCATCGTTAAAGATAGGCAACGGTTGCCACCTCTGTGAAATATCCTCTTTCGTAAGGTTGGCATCAAGCACGGCTTTAGTCAGCGGACCCACTGGAATAGTGTTTCTAACTCCCGCATCATCGAACGTAGGAACAATGAATGCTTTTACAATGTTTTTTAGGGATATTGCTCCACTTGCAAGCTGTATGTTCCCAATTTGTTCGCTCATTTTATTTTAATTTTAATTATTAACAATTTAACATGTAGACATATCATGATGTACGTCCATTGTAATTTTAAATACGTGCAACGGTTGCATATCATCAAAATTTACCTGTGTAATTTTTAAGTCTTCATAAACATTTCTAATGCCTTTTGTGATACTGGTTATTTTACCAATATCGGGCCTTTTATAAAGAACATCGTATACGTCTTTACGGGCTTCAACGTCTGCCCTGTGAAGGATAAGAGGGTAAAGTTCCTTAAGGTTAAGCTGAAATATTATATTCACTTCGCTTTTAACCTTGTCGTTTACCGTTTCCCTGTCATCTACAAGGAAAAAAGACGTTGCGCTAAATCCATCATTTACAAAAACCTCTTCATAATCATTTCCTGAAACATGTCTTTCTGGCACCCTGCCTTTGTCTGTTTCATTTTTATAAACACCATGATAAGACTCGTAACCATTTACCGCGGTACTCCAGGTAAGATTATTAAACAAAGCAACTTGTAACTTATCAATCGGGTCATCTATTCCCACGGGCGATATTTTACGGTTTATAGCCATTAATCTAATATTTTGCCAACTGTCCCAATCTGATATACTCCTAAAAAATCTTCACCCATAAACTGATAAGTATTCATGTCCCCTACAGCAGATAATGCCGCATCATTATTACTGGACATTTTAAACCCTGCTCCAAATGTGACAACTGCCCCAATTAGGTCAATGACTGTTATTAAATTTAATTTAGTTAATGAACCTGCATTAATAATGCTGACAGTTGTGGTTTCAACGTCAATATGTAAAATTAAATTTATAGAACTACTGTATTGTGAACAGTCTATTTCATACGTAGAATCCATGATGGTGAGGTTATCAGACGATGTTTGTGATTCTTGTTTAGTTAGTCCCATCAGTCATTTGAATAAATAATATTTGTAGCTATATCAATTGTACCGCCACTAGCCACACCATTGTAATCATGTTTAAAATTAGTTCCTGGATTATTAACTTTAACAGTAAGAGATCCTGAGCCTAATGGTATATTAAAACCGCTTGACAGTGCAGCAACTTCATCGCTAGGATTATCAAAGTTTGAATTAAACAGGTTGTAAGTCTTCAGTCCTCCACCCGTTATTCCTGTCCACTTTAAACTTACTACAGCACTTATAGCTTTAGGAACCCTAAACTCTTCGCTTAAAACTGTTGTTGCATCATGTGCTGTTACGTCTTTTGCCATAATTCTAAATTGATCCTATCTCTATTTCCATTTCCCCGTCTTCTTCTTCACCTGCCAGTTGCCTGTCAAAAGTTTTTTCCAACTGGTTAATTGCGTTCCTTCGCTCCCTCTCCCATCTCTTTGCTACAGTGTTCTGATCTAAAACAACCGTTTGAACCTCTAACTGCTTATCACTGGTCTGTATTCTTTCGTTTCTGTTGCTTCTGTTATTTGCATTCTGCAAAAACATTTCAAGCGTCATTAATTCAAATGTTGACTGAAATAAACTTCCAAAGTACTCCAGGTTGTCATTCACATATTCGGTTGCATTCAAGTACGCACTTATATTGAAGTTTAAACCGTTTCCTACCGTACTTATAGAGTAATCAGCACCTTCCGGAGTAGCACCTATTCCGTTAACCGTATAGGCTACAAACCCGTCAAACTGCAATGCGTCAATAAACGAACTGTTATTAAATACATCCTGTGAAGGGAATGATAAAATCCACCTTCCTTTTTGACCAAAAAGTATTTTATTAGTCTGTGCTTCAAAGGTTAAACGTCCGTCTGCCGTAGGGTTTAAAGTAATAGTATCTATTAAAACACCCTGGTTAATAATTGAAACCGTAACAGGTGAAGCGGTAGGAGCCTGCAAAGAAGCACTGTTAATTTTAATTGCTACATAGTCAGATCCTTTAGGCTCAAATGCCCATCCGTTAAAATCACCCGACAACGGATTAACTTCATCCTTTACAACATCGCCTACACTGTATAGGTATTGATTATCTACAAGTCTTTTTTGCAGGTTTAATTCAGTTAACAGCCTGTCCTTTACCTTAAAAATATGTAACCTGATTCTTAAACTTTCAATGTTTGTAGGCAACCAGTTTGCCGGGGAACTTACAGGGGTGTTGCCAGTATTTGAGGCGGTTAAAGACATGTAAATTATGCTTGCACTCTCAACAATATCAACCCTTTTCCTGCTGTCTTCAAACTTACCGTAAGTAACACCGGCATTGTAATCGACAAAAGTAACCTCAAGTTTTGGCAGGAATTGCAGAAGATTATCAATAGTGATGCTCGAATGAACACCACTATTAAAGTACATACCGCTGTCAGGAACAGCAATTAAATCACTGTCCAAAACAACGTTACTCGTTAAATCCTCTGAAAACCCTACTACCACTATACTGCCGTAAGAGTGATTGCCCCTGCTGTTACCGCACTGCCTGAAACATAAAAATTGATGCCGTCACTTACGATATCAACATAATCCCCCAATGATTCAGCACTTTCTACAAAGCTTATGGTATTCTCATTCACTCCGGGCACTGCCGCACCGTCAACTAACACATTTCCCTGAATAACATTGGTAGCGCTCACAATCGTCCACGGGGTCGTTGCAAATGCAAGCCCCGTAACAATCCTGCACGTAAACCCTTTTAAAGTCACGGCAGGGAGGGCGATAGCGGCACCGGCAGCGGCTCTCAATACTAAAACCTTTCCGCTGTCTTCTTCTGTTAACGTAACCGCAACAGTTACGTCTTCGGCTAAAGCCTGGCTTTTACCGTTTCCTTCAATATAGACTTTACTGTCTTCTGCCTGATATACAAACCATCCCATAATTACGTGATTAAACCTTTAATTTTTACAATATCCTGTGTCCTGTTTGCCAAGTCAGAATTAAACCGAAATACAAAATAGAATCTAACCCAGATAGCCATTTCTTCAAAAGCCGTCATGATCAAATTAGAATCAGTAGCCGGTGAAATAAGGCTAGTTGCTTCAGTGGCTTCGCTGTTTGTAAAAATGTTGGCTCTCATTTTTACAAACGGTAGTTCCATGTCGGTGATAGACCATTTTTTCCCGTTAATCTCTGTACCGTTCCTAAAGTCCCAAGGGAAATTTTCAATCATTCCTACTGAACCGTCACGGTAAAAGAAGCCGTTAAAAACATCAGAACCAGGAGATATATTTCCAGTCTCGTGTAACCTGTCGCTAGGAAGGAAGCCAAGAGCCTGCAAATTTCTATCGTTGTTTGCTCCAAATTTTATCGCCTCTGATCTCTGTACAGTCAGTCCTGATCTACTTGTAGTAATACGATACTGACCCGGTAACTCATTTGAGTTCATCAACTGCTCAAGGTTGAAAAACATTGTTTCCTTCTGGGCCGCTTTATTTATTTCAAGCGTATCAGTTCCTCCGTTAAACACAAAAGTACCGTCACCCTGAGAAACCTGAGTAGTAAAATTCAGCAACTGACTTTTACGGGTCTCCATTTGAGCCTCAAGAATGCTTTCTGTCACTACGCCCATTGCGTGAGCAATATTTCTCATTACCTGACGACGGGTAAATTCACCGTCTATCGCATTGTTATCGAATGCCGCCGGAAAATGTCTGAATCCTGAAAACACATCGAACGGTACAAAAGTGTACTGATCAGTTTCAGGAAGGTTATCAGGAATAAAATTGAAACCTGGAGACTGTACCACTGTTACAGCCTGGTCTTTAATAACAGGGATTTGTACGTCCCTTGATGCTGAAAGCTTTTGTAATGCTTCCATTGCGCTAGGTGGAATGTACTCCATTGTTGCAGGAGTTGACGCCTTTACGCCATCCACAAGCCCCAATTCCGGAAACCTCTTTTCATTGGTTGCGGCGGTTTCCTGGATGTCATTCCATTGCGTTACGTCTAAAAATGCCATTTGTTTTTAATTTCTTTAATTAAGCCGCGACAACCCCGTCACGGATCTTGTCATTTAACTCCCTGAACTTTGCAGAATAATCACCGCTTGTTACACTGAGTCCTTTGTGTGTTGAAAGCAAATGGTCTTTTATAAGCTTTGAACGTTCGGCAGGATCTTTAATAGCGGTTTCAGGTACATCAAAAGGAATCCCGTCTAATTTCTTCAGGTTTACCTCTTTTACATTTGGTCCTTTTTGCTGTCTGCCCTCCATCATTTTAGTTAATTCAGCGTCTTTGCTCACTAAATCTGATAGCAATCCATTTACATGAGGATTGATTTTATCTATATACCTCCATTCCCCTTCTACTTTTTCAACATTATTCTTTTCGAGAATTGATGTTTGAAACTTATCCCATTTAGCTGTTGCCTCATAAGTGTTTATTGTATCCGGGAA